GTTCATTATTGATAGGTGCTTCTTCTGTAATGACAAGATTCTCAGGTGTATAGTCAAGAGGTACAAAGCTAGGAAACGGAAAATCACACGTTGTAAATACACCATTTGGATCTTCCAGCAATAAATTACGATTACCAGTATTTTTTATATCACGATGTTGATAAGTACAACCAGGAACATCTATATCTGGTGGTTTTGCTATTTGTAAGTAATGAAGATTATAAGGTTCTGGTACATTTGGAATATAAATATCAGGAATATTTATATCAGGTATATCAATCGAAGGCATCTCTCTTCTTTAATACTTCTACTTCTGAAAAGCATTTAGGACAAGATAGATTTGTCATCACAGAAAACTCAGGATACCCACTCATATCCTCTTCGATATCAATATCGCCACCTATAATTAGCTCTGTATCACACCAATAACATTTCATTTGATGATTGGCATAGATGGACCAGTGACTTTTGGTAAGCCTTGATCTAATACTTTTGGCATCATTCCAGATACATTATCAAGAATTTCATTCATTACTCTCGATTTAAACTGTTCTGATGTTACATATTTATATGCAAAGTACGTTCCACCACTCATAGAAGCTACCATTACAAATGAGACAATACTTAAAATGTTTGCGATTTTTTGAAACATGGTCAAAGAAGTTCTTAATAAAATGGTAGCACCACTTACTCTGATGGTGTTGTTGCTTCTTGTGGGGTTGATGCCTTTGTATCTGATGGCTGGTTTGATTCGGGTACAGCTTGAGTCTCAAGAATCTGCTGTTCCAAAATCTTCATCGCACCGTTAGTTTCATGCAATGCAATCCATAATTGCTCTCGTTGTTGAGCAAGTTGTTGTAATCTTTCTTGTAAGTTCATAATTTAGTAAAGTTTTTTACCAGCAACTATAGCTGCATCTATGTCTGTAAATGATTCAGTTGTCCAGATAGAAGTCGTTCCATCAAGCTTTTTGTAGTCCTTGATGATTTCAAGATGCTCTACATTACGTTTGATTTTGGCTTTGAATTCGTCATCAGTTTCATCTAATGCTTGAGCCGTACCAATAACGGTTACGCTATCGCCAGCAGCAGAAAAAATCTTAGCGATCTCATCTGAAGTTCTTTCTTCCATAATAAAAAATTAGGTTACTTTAAGTTTACCCTGCTTCGAGGGCTGTGACTTTTACGGATAACTCTTTTATTGCATTTACAAGTATTGGTACGAGTCTTTCATATTTCATACCATAACTCATTCCATCATCTGTAAGGTTAACAACTAATGAATCATCATTAGATGAGCCATAACCATTTGCTTTTTCTACTTCTAGAGCTTCCTGTGCTAAAAATCCAATATGTAATCTATCTCTTTTCTTTGATCCGTCTGGTGTGCCAAAAGGTTCCTCCCTTGTTCCGTACCATGTTCTACGATCCCATCTGTAAGTAACTGGTCTAAGTGCTTCGATCCAAGCTAAACCAATATTAAAACTTTCTACATCAGTTTTATCTCTTGAATCTGATGCAGATATAGAAGTATCAGCACAGAATAAATTTGATATATTATTGTCGCCTAAAACAACATTATTGCTACCTGTTGTTATTGATCCTGATGGAGAACCTGAGTTTCCAGCATCATGACCCAACAATAAATTGTTAGCTCCAGCCGTAACGTCAATACCTGCTCTCCAGCCTACAGCTGTATTTCCAGTGCCAGTAGCATTTTGCAAAGTAAGTTGACCCATAGCTGTACCTCTACTAGCTGTAGTCATAGAATTTAAAGCAAAATATCCAACAGCAGTATTTTCTGTGCCTGTAGTGCAACTATCCATTACACCAGTACCTATAGCTACATTGCTAGTTCCAGTTGTGTTTGCAAATAAAGCACGATAACCTACAGCAGTATTTTGACTAGCGGATGTGTTTGCCAGCATACTTTCTGTTCCGATAGAAACATTTTGTTCTCCAGTTTGATTTTTTTCTAAAGCAAAATATCCCATTGCCGTATTATTGGCAGCAGTGGTGTTTAATAACATGGCACTATGTCCTACTGCTACGTTATTTGACCCTGTTGTGTTGTTGGTTAATGTGTCATATCCTACTCCAGTATTATTATTGCCTGTAGTACTTGTAGTTAAACTTGCATAACCTATTGCCGTATTGTCAACGCCAGTTGTGTTTGCGTCTAATGAATACGCTCCAAAGGCAGCGTTTTTGTTACCAGTGGTGTTAGAAAGCATAGCTTGATTTCCTACGGCAGTATTAGCACTGGCAGTTGTGTTTCCTCCTAATGTGTTTAAACCCACTGCAACGTTGTAATCACCAGTAGTGTTTGCATCTAAACAGTAAGCACCTACAGCTACATTTTGAAATCCCTCTGTGTTATTTACCATTGCATTTCTTCCCAATGCAGTGTTATTACTTGCGGTCGTGTTTGACCCTAATGCGTTCACACCTAATGCAGTATTAGAATCTCCAGTGGTGTGTGCATCCATAGCAAAAGCACCCACCGCTACATTTTCTGAACCAGTTGTATTAGACGCTAAAGCTTGGCAACCAAATGCTGCGTTATTGTCGGCTGTAGTATTTAGTTTTAAAGCTTCATAACCTGCAGCTGTATTAGTTTGACCTGTCGTGTTAGTCAGTAAAGAGCTATGTCCTAAACCTACATTAAATTCACCTGTTGTATTTGCGCCTAAAGAATTATATCCAACTGCTGTATTTTGAGAAGCAGTTGTATTAGCATCTAAAGAATTTGCACCTACGGCTACATTTTGAATGCCAGTTGTGTTAAGTAACAACGCATATATTCCTACACCAGTATTATTACTTCCAGTGGTGTTTTCACTTAAAGCATGATCGCCAAGTCCAGTATTGTAATTTCCAGTAGTATTAGCGTCTAGTGTTTGAGAACCAAACGCTGCGTTTTGTGCGCCAGTTGTGTTTACCTTTAAAGCATAATATCCTACGGCTGTGCCGTTACTTGCAGTTGTATTTGCATCTAGAGAATTAGCACCAACAGCGGTATTTTTTGTTCCAGTTGTATTATTAGTTAATGCACCTACACCAACGGCAGTGTTATTACTTGCAGTAGTATTTGCAAATAAAGCATTTAATCCTACAGCAGTGTTAGATCCTCCTGTTGTATTTGTTTCTAATGCTTGATAACCTAAAGCAGTGTTGGCATTAGCAGTTGTATTTTTTTCTAAAGCTTGCAATCCAACAGCTACGTTATATAAACCTGTCGTGTTAGATAATAAAGCCTGATACCCAAATGCAGTATTATCACCACCAGTTGTGTTTGCATTTAAAGCACTATCACCCACAGCTGTATTATTAGAAGCTGTTGTGTTATTAGATAAAGCGTTTCTTCCAACTCCTACGTTACTGTCACCTGTTGTGTTACTTAATAATGCCTCTCTTCCTATTCCTACATTTAACTCGCCCTCTGTATTTGATCCTAAAGCATCCTTACCAATACCAACATTCATTCTTCCAGTAGTATTAGCATCTAAGGCATTTGATCCAACAGCTACATTATCTACACCAGTTGTGGTTACTCCTAAAGCATTTGCACCAACAGCAGTGTTATTATCAGCAGTGGTGTTCGCTGATAAAGCTGCATATCCTAAAGCAGTATTATGACTAGCTGTAGTGTTGGCATCTAAAGCATTAGCACCTAAAGCTACGTTGTTTGCTCCAGTTGTGTTTGCTTGTAGTGATTGGTGGCCTACGGCAACATTATTACCAGCAGAAGTGTTTGCTCCTAAAGCTAATCTTCCCACTGCAACATTAGAACTACCTGTAGTATTAAGTTTTAGAGACTCATATCCAACACCAACACAATTAGTACCAGAAGTTAATGTTGTTAAAGATTGATTACCTATAGCTGTATTAAATCCACCAGTAACACTAGCGTCTAAAGCATTTTCTCCAAGAACAGTGTTACTTGTAACAGAGTTTGCACCTTTTCCTATATTTACAGAATTTATTGTCCCATCAACAGCAAATGCTGGGCCACCAGTAAGAGTAAATAAATTTATAAATGCGTTTCCAGATGTATTATTAAGTTGCATAATACCGCTTGTGGTATTAGCAAAAAATTGACTTGCGTAGTTAGTAGATGGTGCAGACGCTCCAGAGTTGTTAGTTGCTACAGCTTGAAAAGCATCCTGTAAATCTAATCGGACCGCTTGCCCAGTTCCATTATCTATTACAAAATCATTTTGGCTCATTGTCTAATCCAAATTTTTATCTAAGTATATCCTACTTTAAAATTAACTACCACGCCCAAATCCAGTTGCTGCATATTTGAAATTTCTATTAACATGACTTGATCCATTCTTTACATCTATATCAAAACCTGTTGAGCTTATATTTGATAATGTAAAGAAATCTCCTGACTGTCCATTTTCAATAGTAATACCGATTGATGGTGGAACAGTATTGTCTGGAACACCTGTACCTGTAGAACCTGTAAAAAAACTATTTGTAAAAGTAACAGATTTAGTAGAAGTGCCTGATGCAATCAAACCATTTGTTGCTCCAGCATTGCCAAGACTTGTTTCCGTTCTACTTTCTAATTCTGCTGTATATCCAAGCTGATCTATTTCTATTGACTGAGCTGGGTCGTCTGAATCCATGTCACATCTAAACTTAAATCCTCTTGCAACATATACACCATTTACAAAAGGATTGAATTGTGAAAATTCAGCACTATATGTACAATTTCCACTTGTATTCAATGAAGTTGCAGAAGTAAGTGTAAATGTGTTTGCACTTGGAACACTTTGAATTTTATAGTCACCATCAACACCACCTCCAGAAGTGAAATCAACAGTAACAAAACTGCCAGCAGAATACCCATGATCTGTTTTTGTAATTGTAATTATTGTCCCAGCACCCCCAGAACCATCATTAATAGTGTAACCAGTTGCTGTTACTGACAAATCAGGGTCTTGGTCAGTTGTCGCTACTAATAAAGACGCTCCAACGCTAAAAGCAGTTGCTTGGTCAAAGTCATCCCATGTATTTATTAAGGCGGTTCTTTTATCAAATAAATCGTTAGGATAAAAACCTTGAGTAACCATATGTCTGCGTAATCTTAAAGGTTGCTTTCCTCCCAAATCTAAAGTATTTGCAAAACTGTATGATCCTCCAGTAATATCAACAGCACCAAGGAAATCAAAATCCTGAATAGCATCAAAATCTGTTTGGCTGTCCAAAGTTTCTAATGAACCAAGAACAAGACCATTTACATCATCACTGAAAAAACAATCAACTTTTGTGCCTTGAAATGGTGGTGAATCATTATCCTCTCTATCTTCTAAAACAGTCAATTTAGGAAATGCGTCTGGTTGTGTTGATAAAACAACTACTGAAGCATCACCGGCACTTAAACGACCACCATCATCTCTAAACTTAAGAAGATATGTACCATTTACAATATTTGGAACGATTGATTCACTAACTGATCCTGGAAGTTGCGGAATAACATCAACAGCATTTGTAAAAGTCGCACCAGATGTAAGATTAGAGCTTCGGATTACCACGTTTCCACCGTGGGTCACGTCAACATCTGTTGATTTATCAAAACGTATTCTTAAAAATTCATCTGATAATGGTTCTATTCTTACATTTTGTACATCTGCTGGTCTTGCAGTTTTACCTTCAGCTAATAATTCAAGTGATGAAGGTGTTAAACTTGGTTCAAATAAGGCATTATAACTAAAAACTTCAAATTTATAAGTTCCAAGTTCACTATCAAATATTTCAAAAACTGGACTTTGTACAATAGTTGTTTGAAAACTACCATTATTTAATTTATGTTTTACTGAATATTGCGAAACACCTGCAACTGGAGACCAACTTAATAATATTTTACTAACGGCTCTATCACCTAAAACCACAATTAATTCTTGTGCAGATAAGTTACTTGGTGGTGATTTTGTTTCAATAAGATTTTTTATTACAGGTATAGTTATTGCTGAACCATCTTCTACAAAATCATATTTATCAGAATTATGAAATATTCCTGTGATTGTAAATAAATTATTTTCTTCTTTAACACTTAAAACTCTAAAATCTTCTGTAATAGATGCTGCTCTTTCTAATAACCAAACACTATTTGCTTGTGGTGCTGAAGCAAATGCACTTGACACTGTGATTACAGATCCAGATATTGTAGATATTGTCTGAGTTTCTAAAGTACCATTACTAAGTATCACTGATAGTTTATCTCCACTTTCTGCTTCAGTTGGTAAATCTTTTGTATTATCAACAGTGATTTCTGTTGTAGTAGCTGCTGCTATTCTTCCTGACCTTCTTATTCCACTACGCACAGGATCTTGAATTGTAACCACCTGCATAGGTCTAATTAAAGATCCAGCATCAGCAGTTGTAGTAAATGCCACTGTTTCTGTTTCATTATTTTGTGTGTAAAGATGCCACAAACCCATTCTTCGTGCCTGTGCTTGGTCACTGCAACCTATAGCTTCTATATTTTTTACAACCACACCAAATTTTGCTTGATTTGAGGCAGTATCTTCTACAGTTTCATATTCAAAAGTTCTAGTTTCATTTTGAAAATATTTAACATTAACTACTGTATCTCTTGTTTGTTTACTAGCACTCGTGTAGACAAAGCCACCTTCTGTCACATTAGCGTATGAAAAAAAGTAACTTGATGTAGTAGGTCTATCTTGTGCAACAGTAATTTTAGAATCTTCAAAATATAGACTAGCTCGCATTGTTGATGCAATTTTATTTAAAAGCGTATAAGCAGGTGTAGATTCTTGAATAACTATATTACAGCTAAATCTAGGGCCAGTTCCACCTTGTCCATTATCAATTAAAGTTGAGTTATATTCTGAAGCTCTATAAAAAGAAAACTTATCGACCTCATCTTCAGTTACAAAATCACCAAAACCCGCCCTTGATTCTGTGATGAGATCATAAAGCACCCAAGCTGGATCATTACACCATTCTTTTGTTGTTTTAAGATTTCCATTAAAATCACCACTAAAAGATAAAGAGCCATCTGACCTGACAGTTGCATTATGTGGTATTCTTACAAGTCTCCCTCTAATTCTATATGTACGATTGGGTACTGATCTAAAAATTTCAGCATCAAAACGTAATGCAGCGACAGCAGTATTAGCAAAAGTAGGTTGTTCAAAAACTAATTCAGTTATAGATGTTAACTCAAAAGTATTAAATAATGTATCATCTGTGCTGTCATCAGTAACCCTTTCAACAGTAAGTGTCAAAGGAAAGCTGGAAGCATCAACGTTTACTCCTAATCCATCAGCTGTGACAGGGAAAACAATAATATGATCTTTAAAATAAGGTGATGTACTTTTACCAGTTACTGTCGCACCAAGATGTTGTATTGAAGAATTAGTCTGTACAGATACATCGTGAATTATTTGTCTTATAAGAGTACCATTAACATCTTCAAGTTTGATACTATAATCAACTGTTGTACCTACTATATTTCCATCATCTTCAATTTTTTGTAATCTTTGAAAACCAAGAGTAATTCTTACTCCCTCTGTATTAGTATCTGTAATTGTGACCACTTGTGCTTGTGATTTTGTAACAGGCACACCTACAAGTCTATCTCTTTCAGTTTCTGCGATACCTCTAATATTTGTTTGATCTGATTTACCTACCTTTGCAACAAAAGCTGGTCTGGTTTCTGTTGTTCCAAAATTAAAATCTTCATCAGTAGGTGCTGTATCAGACGCAGTTTCTCGTAAAACCTGTACATTGTTTAAAAATACATCTTTAAGTGCTGTTCTGTTGTAATCATCAGTGCCTAACGTATGTCCAGCATCTACAGCAGAAGGAAAACCAGCAATTTCACCCTCACAAAGTACATCTATCGTTGTTAAATGCTGACGAGATCCAACTTCGCCATCTTGCATCTGAGTGTCATAATATTGAATCGCACTTCCACCTTGTTGATAAAGAGTATGTTTAAAATCAGTATTATTACGTGGTAATGTCATTTAACCTCCTAATTTGCAAACACTGGGGCAGTATCTGTTCCAGATGATACAACTATTGATCCGCAATATACCTCTCCATATATCAAAGGGATGCAAACACCACTACGACTAACGTTTTGTATGCCATTAAATGAATAATTTACCCTTGAATCAGTTTCACTTAACCCTGAAAAACCAATTTGAGGAGTTTGTTGTGGAAATAACAAATTAGTAACACCACTAATTGCCATAGAAACTCCAGTTGCTATTAAAGCTGAACCAAGGACAAATGCAAATGATGTAGCTGTTGCAGCAACAGTAACAGCAGCAGCACCTCCTCCAATAAGAATTGGTGCAAGCCACCAAACCGATCCAGATACAATTGGTATTATTTTTATTTCACCCTCATTTTTTACAAGCAAATCTTCTTCAGTTTTAATCACATCATTATTAATCGTAATTCTGTACATATTTTCCATAATATGTGATTCTATTTCTGGATAATTACAAACTAAATACTTATAAACATCTTTCATATTTTTAACATCTGCATAATTAACGTGCCAGCCTACATACTCTGCTAACCTTCCATAAACTTTAATTTTCCTTAATCCTTGTTCATCTTCTCTTCTTTTTCTATCAATAAATTTATCTTTTGCAAGCAAAGGTTTATGTTTTTTGGGTTTGAGTTCTATACATTCATCATTTTTTGGATCAAAAATAAACCAAGATAAACCAATAAAATCACAATTTTTAATATCCTCTTCTGATGCAGTTAAGTTACCATCTGGATGCGAGTGACAAATATGTAGCACAGTTCCAATCTCTTCGGCTTTTGCCCAATCATCTGGATCGATAAGAAAACTATTTACACCCTCAACAGATATGTTTTTACAGGGATAATACTCTTCCTTACCATCAATATCTAAGACTAAACCACATGATTCTTGTGGTAATAAAGTTTTAGCATGATGTAAAGCTTGTTCTTGCCAAGTGTTCATGCGAAAGTACCAACAGAAGGAAAATCTTTTCTTGTAATTATTCTCTTAGGTGCATTACGATTTTGCAAGTCTAAAGACATTGCAAGTTCAAATTCAACAAAATTTTTACTTTCAATAGTTTTTCTATCTATAAAAAATGTTTGATTTTCATATGTAGTATTAGCAGGTGTTCCAAATGGATTTGTTCCAGAAGCAAAATTTTCATTATCAATAAACTTTAATAATGTTGTTATTCTTTTAAATTTTGCACCATTAAGATCATTTTTAGGTGTCGTCAGATTTGCCTGAGTCATTAATGCCGTAACAGTTGATAACAAGTTACTTATCCTTACTGTTGGTCTTGGTAATGTTTTTCTTTCTATTGAATATTCAAATCCATTAGCTTCAATTGGTATTCTCTGATATGTATTACCTTGAAAAATAACATTATATGTTGTGTTCATATTTATTCCATTATGAAATCTACTTACATCGTTACTGCCATGTAATGCAGCGACAAGATGTATCTCAAATAATTCTATTTTTGCACTAGGATTAATTTTTTGTAACTCTTCAGTAGGTATTGCCATTACGGTTCAAACACCTCCTCAAATGTTGCATTTATTGTAGCTCTATTTTTATAAGGAATTGTTTTAGACCAATTTTTACAGATAAAATTTGCCGTACCAGATTTAGTAACTGTGCAATTGCCAGATGTTGTTGCACTAGCACTAGCAGTAACGACAAAAGTATTTGCATCAGTTAAAGACACAACAGAAAATGTTGCATCAGAAGCAGTGCCAGAAGTGAAATCTATAGTAATCGAATCGTTTGCAAATAATTGATGAGCAGTAATCGTAACAGTGATTGTAGTTCCACTTTGGCTATAAGTTCCTGTTTTTACTGATTCTTCTCCAGGTGGAGTAAAAGTAAATGATGCCTGATCTAATGCTCTTTCATTTAAAAAATATTCAATTTCGTCACTTTCTGTCTCTGAAACATTAAAAATTAGATTTAAAAATTTTTTATTTTGATGTGCTGCTATTCCTATAAGTTGACGTTGTTGAAAACCATCAGCAAATACTACAGTCTGTACATTCGGTCTACTTGATTTTTGAAAGCTGTAAGCTGGTTGAACTGTGGTAGGAAAAGAAGCCATAATTAAGTATTAGATAAAAGACCACCAGAACGCTTCTGGTTAATAAGTTCAGCTTGTATAGCTGCTGCTAATACATTACCAAACTGGTTAGCTTGTATATCATTTCCTTCAACAGAAGAACCAGAAGCATCTACATTTACAACTATATTTGTTGTACCACCAAGTTCATGATTTGGAATTATAGTACCTGCTCTATCTGGCATAAATAACTCTGGTCCTTTTTCTCCTACGATTGAAGGTCTACCAACAGGAGGTCTACCACCCTCGGCAAACTTTAACTTAGGTTGCATAGCTGAAGTACCCACACTATGTCTGCCTAAAATATTTGCACTAACTCCAACTCCTTGCTGACGCATACCCAAAGGATTACTACGCATACCACCAAACATACCGCTAAACAAACCCATAATTCCTGCTCTAACCTGTGCTGCTAATATTTGTGCTGCCATATCCAAGAAATGATCTGCTGTACGCATAAAGAGATTTCTTAAGGCTTGTTGTGCTGTCATAGAACCATTTACAATGCCTCTAAAAGATTCTGCAAAAGAATCTCCAATACTTTTACTTAAAGAATCAATTTGTCTTAAAGGATCAAGTAATCTATTTAGTTCATCAACAGGAGCTTTTATAATTGCCTGTCTTTCTAATTCTTCATTAAATTCTTTTTGAATTCTTAATCTTTCCAAAGCAATAAGATTTTGTTTTCTTTGTTCTGCTAAAGCATCTTCACCTCGCTTTTCAGCAGCCTCATCCATAGTAAGAGAACCACTTGTAATAGCAGATATTCCTTTACCTCTAAATGGATTCAGTTTACTTAATTGTCTTTCTAAGAAATTTAGTTTTTTAGCTTCTTGTTTGATAATTTCATTGTTTTTATTAATAATTCCTTCTAATAATTGATCTTCAGCAGCAGTAGCTCCTTTTGTTTTTAAAGTATCTAAAGCTCTTTGAGCCTGATTCAAACTTAATTCTTTAGATAATCCAGGTAAAGCATTTATTAATGAAGCATTATCTTTTAGTCCTGCAAAAATATCAAAAGTAGCTTCTGATCCAAATGTTCGAGTTAATGCAATTCTTGCTGATGCTTCAAATTGTTTGAATGCTTTTAATGCTTCAAGTGCTTCATCTTTGGTCATTCCGAGAGATTTAGCAAATTCAGCTACTTGTTTTGAAGAGAACAAAGAAGTTCCACCTGTAGCTTTAATTGATACGTTTAGCTCATCAACAGCTTTGTTGAAAGCTATGGCTTTTTCTATTTGAGCAGCAATAGCAGTAGCAAAAATAGAAGCAGCAAAACCACCTCCAGGTGCAAGTGCTCCTCCAGCACCACCAGCAATAGCACCAAACGCAGAACTTATACCACCAGCACCAAATAAAGCAGGGAAACCTCCACCAATTAATGCACTACCAACGCCACCTTTGATTCGACCTCTCATGCCACCTGGCATACCAAAAAGTCCACCTTCTTTGAATTGTTGTCTTACTCTAAATCCTTGTGGCAATGCTGGACCTATCTGACCACCTGATACTCCAAATGCTCTTGTTGATTGTTCAGCAGATGCTAAACCAAGAGATAGTTTTTCTACTTGTAAGATGTTCTGTCTTATTCTTAATTCTTTTTGTAATAATTTTTCTCTTTTTTGTTGATTCCTTCTTATCGATTTAGCTATAGGATCTCCAGCTAAACCAAAACCAAAATTAGTATCTTGTCTTGCTGCTTGACTCGCAGCAATATTTCTCATAATTCTTGGATTATTATTAACTGTCATCATTGGCATCGGACCAAATGGAGTGCTTGATACAGTTGCAGGTCTTATACCTTTTGCTGCTAACTGTTGCATTTTCATTTCAAAAGTTACTTTCTCTAAAAGTTTTGCTCTTTTTTCTAATCCAATATTGAATTCTTCATTTGCTTTTACAAGATTTCTAGCTGCCTGTGTAGCTTGTGGAGTGCCTAAAGTAGATTTATTAAAAGCTGCATTAGCTTTGCTGACCACAGCAGATAAATCATTAAAACTTTGAGTTAGAGGTTTAATACTTTTTGGAATTAATGAAGTTATACCTTTTAATTTTTCATTTACTTTATCTATTTTGTCATCAGTTTGATCTAAAGATCTATTAAAGTTAGTTAACTGTCCTGCTTTTATTTTTACATCAATATTTATTCCGTAATTAGCCACTTGCTATAAAAAACCAAATATTAAACCTATCTTACCTTCTTTTGCCTTTTAAAGCACTAACTCTCTGTGCTTGCTCTTGTCGTTTTTCATATTCTTCG